AACTAATGGTAACTCGGGAATTATAGTTAATTGATTAGAAGAACATATTAATTCAGTAACTAATGGTAACTCAGGAAGTATAGTTAAACGATTATAACCACAATATAATTCAGTAACAAACGGTATTTCGGGAAGTATTGTTAATTTATTATTACCGCAAGATAATTTAGTAACAAACGGTAATTTGGGAAGTATAGTTAATTGATTATTACCACAAGATAATTCTGTAACTAATGGTAATTCAGGAAGTTTTGTTAATTGATTACCAATACAATGTAATGTTGTAACTAACGGTAATTCAGGAAGTATAGTTAATTGATTACCAATACAATATAATTTAGTAACCAATGGTAATTGAGGCGCCGCTAAAACGGTCAATTGATTATAACAACAAAATAATTCAGTAATTAATGGTAACTCAGGAAGTATAGTTAATTTATTACAACTACAATCTAATTTAGTAACTAATGGTGGTAATTCAGGAAGAATTGTAAGATTATTATGACTACAATCTAAATAAGTAAGATTAATAAACGGTTGAAGATTAACTTGATTATAAGTTACAAGTTTTAGAAATTTACTTTTGTCATCACACTTTATAGCATCTTCATAATTAATTACACAGTTGTATTTTCTTTTCTTATTCATTATAGGAAATATAATCTGTAACACATTTTTATCCCTTTCCCCAAAATAATCCTGATATTCAGTTAATATAGAATCCATGTTTGTATTCTGTACTAATATAATCTTTAACTTAATATAAATTATTAATACCTTCGGTTTTTGCCGCGGCACACGACTTCCGTGGATTCTATGGCCTAAATCAATAATCTGTGGCATACCATTTGCTTAGCCATAGACCATTTAACGTTTATATTTATACGTTTTGTGTAATACAATTTTAGTATTATATTACACAAAAAGTGTCACCGAGGGACCGAAAAGCCACAGATCCACAAAAGCCACAGATTTTCGACCATCTATTTAAATGAGAAGCATACAATTTCTATAAAAAACTATTGGAATCCATGTTTTGTATGTTTTCTCAAAGTAGAAAATAATTTTTAAGTCAACATACCATATATATATACACATCGAAATTTAGTAAAGATAGTTGAGCAAAACGAAACCCTCGGTACTTTTATTTCACAAAAAAAATATACCAGGTTTGAACTAATAGAATCACAAATTTTTACAAATCACGAAATTTTAGAATCCACAATAAACCAAATAAAATATACAAAAGCATACGAAATATTTATTCCAGTAGTTTCACATAAATAATTTACCGAACAAAACACACTTTGCGCACATGTTGTTTATACTAACAAACGCTAGTATGGCGGATTACGCGCCACCGTGACAAAGCCGTGGATTCTATGGCCTAATTTAATATTTTGTGGCATACCATTTGCTTAGCTATAGACCATTTAACGTTTTTATTTGTTTGATTTGTATTACACAACCCAAACACTTTCGAACCCAAAAAGTGTCACCGAGGGACCGAAAAGCCACAGATCCACAAAAGCCACAGATTTTCGACCATCTATTTAAATGAGAAGCATATAATTTCGCGCGAAACTACTGGAATCCATTATTTGTATGCTTTTTCATTTTTTTGTAGTAAGTTTAGAAGGGTATCTCCCCCTCCCTCACTTTGGAAAAAGGTTACCGAGGGAGCATGTGCAAAAATGCAGGTAACTTTATACTCGGTAATTTCGTTATTTTTTTGAATAATTTTTTTTATGTTATTTTGCATAATTTTTTTTATGCAATTTTGTCTTGTTTTTGGTTTTGATTTATAATTATGTTAATTTACTAACAAAATTAACTATATTCAATTATTATTAATTATTTAATAAATTGGTACCTATAGTGAAAAAGAATTAAAGATTAAAATTAAATAATTAATAGTAATTAATAGTTGTAATGGTAGGGACTTATAAATTTGTAAAAAGTTTGGGGTTTCCCAATATTCAAGAATATATAAACGCTAATGTAGATCCAGATGACCCGGAAGTAAAATATGTTAATGTAGAAAGACTTAATATTGTATTAACTCATATGTTTAGTAATGGATGGCAAGAAATTCTTCCTAGTGATATAGAAGAAAATACATTTACAGGTAATACACAAATAAGGTATATTTTAAATATTGATGGAATGTTAAAATATAGAACTGGAGGTTTTTTTAGAAAATTCTTCAATAAAGGAGATGTAACTAGTGGTGAAATGAAAACATTAACCAATGACGTTATTTTATATAGATCCCATCTTCTAGGAAATGTTAATATTTTTATACAAATGCCAGACGTTGATAAATTTTATTTCAAAGAGAAAATACTTAAAGGGAAAAAATCAAAGGGAGTTAAATATAAGTATCCCACTGTTAAAACAAAATACCCAGTATGTATGGTAGACTCAGAAGGAGTAACACAAACTATTTACTACGCAAAAGACACCAGTAATAGAAATGTTTTTATGAGTACTCCTAAATTTAAAAGAGCCCTTAAAGAAGGGTGGTCATTTAAAGAAGAATAAAGTAAATTAAGGATAACAATTAAATTTTATAATAACAATGATACCAATTATAGGAACTTTTTTAGGAACTTATTTGTTAATTATAACCTTTACATACGGCTTTTGTCGAATCCGGTATGGATATAAATTTTGTTCCGTTCAGGGAGAAGAAAATGAAATAGAGTATTCCGATTTAGAAAGTATACCAGAAAGTTTACCAGACTTAGTAGATATAGACACTAATTATTACACATTACCATTATTGAATCAATGAATTCTATATTAATTAGACCAAAGTCTTATATAAAATCTTTTATTCAATAAACCAGTTCTTAAAAAATATTAATAACAATTATCTTTAAAACGATTAATTGTTAGACCAAAGTCTTATTTAAAATTCTTATTTAATGAAGATTATTAAGTAGCGTTGTATTCTCATAAAGACCAATCAACTTCAAAATTTCATCTATACCCATCCTACTAACACTAGACTTTACTGGACCATTTTGAAGTTCATCCAAAACAACCAACTTCTCTTGTTGTTTTACGAATAACGCTTTTTCTATTCCTGTGTTACCCGTAAAAAAATAAACATTAACTACTTTTGATTTTTGACCATAACGGTTAACCCTCGCTATTGCTTGAAGAGATTTTCCACAATTCCACCAAATGTCTATCAACAAAACCGTATGAGCACATTGCAAGTTCAAACCCTCAGCCCCCAATTCATAAGTCAAAAATAAAATAGAATTTTCACCTTCTTTCTGAAACTCTTCTATAACCTTTCCTCTTTTTGTAATGTTCATGTTTGAAGTCAAAAGAAATACTTTACGATCCTCGATGTAATGATTAATCATATCAACAGATGTTCGGAAACAAGTAAACAAAACCAATTTCTCATCTTTATGATTATCGACAACCTCAAGAACTTTCCTAATTCTACTAGATTTAACATTATCTACGTTATTCAACCAATCATTAATTCCGATTTTTTCAAATTCCACATGTAGGATTTTTGAAAGATCTGATTTATGCTCATAATCACTCATATCCAACGCAATGTTTGCAACAGGAATTAAAGGACAAACAATACCCTGCCTAAGATAAGTTATCATAGCCATTATATACGAAGAAAACTTTTTAACATTCTCTGTATCCCTAGCAGCTCTATATTCACGAACCTTTAATTTTAAAATATCCAAAGTTTTCTTCATCGTCAAATACAACAAACCCTCTTCTTTACTAATTTCATGAGAAATTACAACCTTATTTAATTCTGGAGCGATAAACTCCGTATTATTACCCCTCTTAACCAACGTTAACTTTACACCACCAAAATTACTATTAGTTATAGCCTTTTCTGTATCACGCAAGTTTCTTGGAAAAGTTTTATGATTAATAATTATATAATAACCCAAAACCCTCTCAACCTTAGGCTCATCAAACATAGTACCAGATAATACCCATCGTTTATCAGAACACACAGCACCCAATGCTTGACACCTTGTTGTAGTAATGTTTGTGTATTTTTGAACCTCATCAACAACATAACTACTAAACTTTGTTGAATAGATAAATGATAAACCATTTCCAGGAACTCCTATCAAAGGCACATCTGGCCTCATATATGAATCTGCAGACATCTCCCTCCTATATCCATTAAATACAACAACATCAAAAGTATGCTTCTCCACAAACTTTGCAGATAGATTATTATGCTTGTAACACTTTGAAAGAACATCAGGAGTAGTCAAAATCAACATAGTTCCTTTTTTCATAACAAACTTTGAAAGGTTCTTATAAAACACTTCATACTTTAAACTATCACCAAAAAATTTATTAATCTCAAATTCCCAACTTGCAACCAAACTCTTAGAAACTACAACCAATATAGGCTCATTTTGCTTAGAACCCTTAGAATTAAACAAAGACAAAATTAAAGATATCAATGTTTTACCAGATCCCATAGGCAATGAAAGACCACCGCCACCCTTCATTATACATTCTGTGATTACATTCTTTTGAAAATCATTCAAGTACTCTGTTCCCTTACGGATTGCTTTTTGCCTAAGTGACATCTTACTCTTACTCATACTCTTGTACACGTCATATTCTTTAGTGTATTTAACTTTTTGAAAAAAAAACAAATTATTAAATACACTAAAGAATATGAAGTGTGTAAGTGTAAGAGTAAGTGTAAGAGTAAGTGTAAGAGTAAGTGTAAGAGTAAATGAACAGTACAATGGAAGCCCCAAAGTTGCAAAGCAAATATATTTGTTTGGTCTGTATCGGCGAGGTTGAAGAGTATATTACTTGTCATAATCCAAAATGTAAAAGCATAGTTTGCTACGATTGCGCAAAGAGTTATGTTGAACATTGTGCAAACGATAATAAAATCCCTCAGTGTCCTACAGTCGGTTGTAAAAATAAATTTTTGCTAAGTTCTATTAAAAAATTAGATGACCGCAACGTTGAAAAGATTTACGTAAAGGCATGTTATGATTACTTTATGATCGAAAAGAAACAAGATAATGAAGATTATATTGTTTATAATGATCTAATTGATAAAATAAGAAAAGAAAGAGTAAATTTTATTAGAGGAGAATTCCCTCCATCCATTACACTAGTTATAAATATAGCACTAAAAACAAAACTCAATAAAATTAATAAAAAAAATAAATCGTTCAGTGTAGCCGAAGATAAAAGCAGTAGACTTTGCATGGTTTCGTACTGTAATGGAAAACTAGACGATAACATGACGTGTATCAAATGCGAAACAAAGTTTTGCAAAGATTGTGAAATAGCTCTAATAAATGGACACGAACATAAATGCAAAGAAGAAGATATTAAGAGCGTTGATTTAATAAATAATATGGTTAGATGCCCAAAATGCTTTTTACCAGTTCTTAAAAGTATGGGGTGTAACGCAATTACTTGCGCCGTATGCAACACTAATTTTGATTACTTATCAGGAGAAAACTCTTTAGCTGGAAATCATGGACAATCTGTAATGTTTGATGTACAAGATTATAATCTTCTTAGTGTTATATACAAAGAACACTATAGCAAAAATTGCATTGCGGTTTTACAAGAAATTGAAAATCTTAAACCAAGTTTTCCAGATGTTAACTCAATTAATAAACTTATAAGGAAAATTTATATGGATAACCTGAATAAAAAAGCAGACACAACTTCAATGACAAAATTAGCCAAAGCCTTTGAAAATAATGAATTAAGCAAATTTAATTACGTCAAATACATGAGTATCTATTCATCCATAGAACTTCATCACAACAAAGCAACACTGAATTTTAAACAACTAAAAGAAATTTTGAAAGAAATCTTGAAATAATCTTGAAATAATCTTGAAATAATTCAAGTAAATTGAACAATATCAAAATATCAACACTTAGGTGTTACCGCTTTTGCGGACCCCCAAAGAGGTATTTCTTTTGCGGATCCCCCAAAGGGGTACCGTTTTTGCGGATCCCCAAAGGGGTACCGTTTTTGCGGATCCCCAAAGGGGTACCGCTTTTGCGGTTACGGACGAGGTTATGAAATTATTGTATGTAAAATTCTCTTTATTACCACATTTCCAACATAAATGGTTACTATAATCCTCTATAGAAATATTACAGTGTATACAATATAGGTGCGTAGATCTCTTTAATTTTTTAACTCCTTTCATTTTATAATATAATAATATAATATATTATTATATCCTTAAATTTCATTATTATTATTATAAGGAGAAATAAGAATAGAAAAACCTACTACTACTAAATAACTCATAAACTGAGTAATTTTATCATCATTTAAATTTAAATAAATATAATAAACAACAATCATTGACATAATTGATCCTATTGTTTGATAATTATTATGATAAAGATACCCATTTATTAATCCTATTAAAGCTATTGGCACAACCCTTTTTTTAAATATATAACTTAAAGAACCCATTACAATTATTATTATTAAAGTTTTCCATACCTCTTCTAAATTTAAAGTGATTAAAGACAATAATGCTACTTTTATAAATTCTTCTTGGTTTATAGAATTTATTATCATCTTTACTTTTTAATGTATATTATTAAAACTTTCAATAAACGCTTTGAAATTAAGCAAGTTAAAGAATTAAATCACTTAATCAAGTAAATAAGAATAAAATGGACCGTACGCTGAAAACCGAAGATTTACCGGAAATTTCGTTAAGCGAAATTTCGTTAAGCGAAATTAAAAAGGTTTTTGGGTGTGAATACTGTGAAGAAGAGTTTGAATCTATATCAATAATAAATGATCATAAAAAAATATGTTCTTCCAAACCCATTTCTGATTTCGAATGTGGGTTTTGTAACGTTTGTTTCTCCACTAAAGATATTCTAAAAAAACACGTAAATAAGTGCACAGAAAGACCAAGCTATAATTGCTATGGGTGTTCAGCAATTTTTTATAATAAAAGTAATTTACTCTATCATCAGTCTATCTGTAAAACAGCACTAGTAAAATGTAATTGGATTACAAAAAACAATAGAAAATGCACCTTTACGGGCAAATATGATGGGTTTTGTAAAAAACATTACATAGATTATAAATATTTTGACCCTGAAGGTTTGGAAGATGACAATAATAGCACCGAAGTGTGCGGATCAATTACTAAAATTAAGTACATCCCAACTTCAATTAATCATATGGTAAATGGTGATTTTTATTCGTTAGAGTATTTATACAATAAATCATTGTATACTATAAAAGAGTATAACGTTACTAACATATTAATGGAAAATATAGATACTAAGGCTATTGTAACTTTTTGGAAGGATAAAGAAACTCGAAAAAGCAAAATTGGTAAATTACTTAATCAACTTTCTGCTGAGTACGATTTCGAATGTGAAAATAACGCCATTATTTTATTTAATGACGAAAGGATGTTATGCAAGAAATGCTTCGAAACACAATACAATACATCAATTTCAAGCCTAATTGTCAGAGAAAAAGAAGATTAAATAAATATTCAGTAAAATAAATATTGTATTGTATTATAATGGATCAGATTTGCAAGAGTATAAATACTGGACAAAGTTTATATAATAAAGGGTGTTCAGATTGTGTTATAGGTAACGTTCCTGATTCTACTGACGAAGATTACGACGATTTTAAAAATAAGAAAAGATCCGCTATTATAATTATTAGCTTAATTACCATTTTATTTGTATTATATTTTGTATATATTACGTTTTCTGGAATAGAAAAATCTATTTTTACGAAAGTTAAAGAGTTTTATGGGAGTTCATTCACTCAGTTAACATTTTCCCTCGTAATAGTTTTTCTTGTAAGCGATGTAATAAATTCGTTTAACAGTAACATCATGAACCCCGTAGTAAGCTCCATACTTCCAGGCGGAGACATTTGGGAAACAAACGTATGTTTACCAAGAGGTGAATTTATATTACCAGGAATTTTCTTAAAAACGGTAATATCATTTACAATTACTATAGGATTAGTGTTTATTCTTGGAGAATTATTTGGGAAATTTTATACGTTTTTTCCATCTTCTGAAGAATTAAAATCAACGTCTAAAAAATCAACGTCTAAATTACCTATAATAAACCAAAAATCACAAGGGTTTGTTTATTTTATTATCGTTGGGTTATTTATTGCTTTGATTGTTTGGAATATAGTTGAAATAAAAGACGAAAAAAGCACTATATTTAGGGTCAACGAAGAAGAAGGAAATATTTTATTTAAAAATACTTAGAAATAAAACCGGGTTTTATATTAAAAACTTTTAAATTCATTCCGAATTTAATTTAATTTCGTAAGAAATTAATATGAATAAAGTTTTGAATGAAGTTTTAAGAATTAAAGAATGTAAAATTCGGAACGAATGTAAAATGATAACATTTTTGTCATATTTGTTCAATTGTATTTTTAATAAAACAAATAAAACAAATAAAATTGAAGTAAGGGTTGAAGAAGATGGATGGTACTGTCCTGCAACCGCTCCGAAGGGGTCCCCGAACGATATAGAAGATTTTATTTACTTGCAAGAAAATGATTTAGATATACCTGATTGTATTATAACAAAAATAGATTAAGTTCAGCGCCGAAAACTTAAATACAGTGAAACAAAAATTACAATTATTGTAACTATTACAGAAATACTAAAAATTTTATTATTATTAAAAAAATATACAAACGAATCATAATAATCACTTAAACCTGATATTATATCTTCATTTGGAGATATAATAGGAGGTTGGAATACAGGACTTTGAGTAACACTAGGAGATTCTGTAATTGTTATTTCTGGATCACTATTTATTGGCAAGTCAAAAATGAAATTTAATCCTACATAGGGAGCCAATTGTTCAGTTACTACCTTTTTAACCCAATATTTTTCCCAATCCTGACCGTCTAAAAATTTAATTGTAATTGAAGGACCGTTTGAATTGACAGGATACATCTTTCTAAGATACTCTTTATCTTTTGCAGAGTACTGATAATTTAGTTTTGTAGGATTTGGAGTACCTTTCTTTATCATATAATCTGATATTGTATACAACATAATAGAATCTGGGTCGAAAACTGATCCGTCAAAATTACAATTATCTCTCCCGTAAGGACACGAATAAGTATCCAATACATTGAACTGTCCAATTTCTTTAGCCCTTTCCCAATCATTTATACATTTTTGGTCAGGTTGAACACCTGAATCACACACAAACCTTTGATTATTACTATCCTTACAAAATGAAGGGTTAATATCGTCAGAAAAACAAAGTAATTTACAATAATCCCTAATACAATCACTACTAACATCATCTAACTGATTAAGCCAATTAATAGTTACACCATCAATATCATATTCTATAGGATTTGAATCTATGAAATTTTGATGCTCGTGATATAAACCCATAGCATGACCGAATTCGTGAAGAACTACCCCACCAGGAATGTAATTATCATCACAAATTACACCAGGATTCCCGCCACTGAAACAGGTTGCGGTTTTACCATCTTTAAATGTATATTTGTCACCTTTATTGCAATTTTGTATAGAACAACCATTTCTATATTCTCCGTTTACATTAAATTCAAAATTAAAACCATCCATTTTAAAACCTTCTAACGGAGGGTCTAACCAACCAAGTCTCATACTAGGTTGTCCAGTATTTACGTTATCACTTAATTCTCCTAAAGTTGAATTTGCACTATTTCCCTGAAATGAAATTTGTATTGTTCCATCTTTTCCCCATAAAATAGTCTTATCAAATAAAGCCTTATTGTTAGAATCTCTTATTGGATTTGCTGGGATATTTGCTGTACCCCTTTGGGGCGGCCGCAAAGCGGTACCCCTTTGGGGCGGCCGCAAAGCGGTACCCCTTTGGGGCGGCCGCAAAGCGGTACATGATTTTATTTCTGATCTAATCGTTTTAACCACCATTTAATAAACAAAACAAATAAAATAATTACAACAAATAGAACAAATATTATAATCATTATATTTAATGTAGACATTGTAGATAAAGGCTCCATAGTTGGAGGAGGGTAAGTCTCGCCAGGAGCTAAAGGTTTAAGAGTTTTAGAAAAATCAAAATTTACACCAACATAAGGTGCCAATTCATCCATTACTATTTTTTCAACCCACGCTTTCTTCCAATATGCCCCCGAAGGGTCTATAAAATAAACAGTTATAGTAGGTTTATATTCATTTACTATAGGATATATTTTGTTAAACCATTCTTTGTCAGTTTCTGAATATTTGTAAATTTCCTGTTGAGAACCGGATATTAACCAATCTTGAGGAATAGGGTAGTTCATTATAGATTCTGAATCTCTTTGAGACCCAATATTAACGTTATTAACATTATTATATTTTTCTAATACATTTGAATAGATTTTTGACTCATCCCACCCAAAATTCTTTTTAAAATATTCCAACACAAAGGGAACATCAAAAACTAATTCATTACTATTGTTTATGTTATTTTGATGCTCATGTTTCATACCCAATGCATGACCAAATTCATGAAGAATAGAAAACCCAGGTTTCCATCCAACAGGGCATTGCTCTATAGATTCAGAATTTGAACTACACCTATTTCTATTATCCATTATAAAATCTTTTTTTAAATAGACAACACCATTTAACTCGAAATCTACAAAAGGTGGATCTACATAACCTAAAACCATAGAAGGGTAAGGGTTATCAGCAGCTTCATTTCCTATAAGAGACCAAATTACCGAATCATTGCATTCACTACAAGGATAATTTCCAAATGAAATAGTAATTTCTCCATCAGTTTTCCATATTTTACTTGTTTCAAATAAAGCTTTACCATTACTAATATTATTACCGTTACCGTTATTACTAATATTAAATTCAGTTAAACATGGAACATTCATTATACAATAATTATACAAAGGATTAAAATAATAATTTAATGTTGAGAATAAATAACATTATCTGCTTCTGAATTAGTTTCTATACCCAACTGACTAAATGCTATTTTTGTATTTGAATCAAATTCATCAGGTTTATGAATAGATAATAATAAATTAGAAGAAAGTGAATTTGTATTTAATTTTTCAACCTTGTTTACAAATTTTCTCCAACACTCTGAATGATCATTATAATTTTTATATGCACCAGACAAAGAAAGAAATGACCATCCTTCTAGTACTAAATTTTCCTTTACCGCAGCATAATTATAATACTTTTTACTTATCTGCATTAATTCAGCCAAAGTATTAGTAATTGTTACAGCCATACTAATAGAAAAAGTAGTGTAATATAATGTCTGTGAAGTTGTCGAACGTTCTGATATTTCATTATCCAACGTTAATAAAGCAGGTATTATAACACTACCTAATGATACTATTATTCTTGAAGAATTGTGAAAAAAACTACTATATTTATGTTTTTTACGATAAAATCTATATAAATTAAGAAATCTCTGTCTTATTATTAATTTTGATCTACCTGTTAAACTACAAGTCTTTAATACCTCAGTAAAAGCCTCTGGAAATAACCTTTTATCCTCATTATTTTCGTTCCAAGGGATACCGTCTAACGTGTTTTCCATATAATTTACTTCTTTTAAAGTTGGAATTGGAATTTCAATTACAACTGGTTTTTCAGAAGAATTGGATAATTCTTCATCCATATACTAATGACAAATATTTTTATTCCAACTTTCTCTTAGTTAATACGCGTAATAATTTATATAATTCTGAAAATAATATATCACTTTTAGGAATTAGTCCATTACTTCCACTTTTTTTTAATCTATTACGTATTTCAGTAGATTTATAAGTCCCAGAAATAGAAATAATAGCCCCCTTGTAATTGTTATCTCTTAATCTTCTAATACATTGACTTCCAGATAAATTATCAGGACCAAGATTTTCATCTATTAATATTAAACCATAACTACTACTACAGTTTACAACATCTTCTAATAATTGTTTACTGGTTGACATTATTTTATACTTTATTGGCCTTCCCTTATCCTGTTCATCTTTTTTAATTACATAATTTTTCATCTTTTTATCAAAAATAGTTCTTGTAATAATGTCGTCTTCTATTATTAATATATCGGCTGTAGAATAAGGTGTATACATACTCGAAATGTTTGAAAAGGGGATATAAGCTTTAATGTCACTCTGTAAGAGTTTAATTGGTTGCTTTGATATATAAGGAACAAAATAATAGTCTATATTTTTATTTGACTGTATCATTAATCAAGTTTATAATAATAAACATTTTAAAGTTTAATCTATATAAAAATAATGTACTTTAATTTATAAGATAATGAACAACTATGTTGATCCGCACGGCTGCTTCTCTGAAGCCGCCCCAAAGGGGTGTGTCACGGCAACAAAATTAAAAAAAAATTATAAACCTGATTTTGACTTTAAAAAAATTAAGATTAATGATGTAGGAAGGTATAGTATTACTAGACCCTATGAAGCAAAACAAATATCTACTATTATTAGAACCCAAATTGAAAACATACTCAAAAAAGATTCTAAAGATTGTACTATAACAGACGGAACTTCAGGAGTTGGTGGAGATACTATTCATTTCTCTAAATATTTCAAAAATGTAAATGCAGTAGATATTTTAAAAGAAAATATAGACCTACTTTCCATTAATTGTTCTGTTTTTAATATAACGAACGTTAATATAATCCACAATGATTATACTAAAATTTTTAATATTCTAAAACAAGATGTTCTATATTTAGACCCTCCTTGGGGAGGAATAGGTTATAAAGATAAAATAAACATTGAACTAGAAATGTCTGAAATTAATATTTCAAAACTTATTAACCTAATAAACAAAGGAAATAAATGTAAACCGTTGATTTTTCTTAAACTTCCCCTTAATGTAAATTTAAAAAATCTTAATATTTATAAAAAATATAAAATACTAAATAAAAAGAATATTCATAGCTTTTTTTTAGTACAAATAGATTACTTTAATACAACTTAAAAATATAAATAGTATTTTTATTAAAATGGAGACATCGTTATCAAGCAAAGGGTATTCAATACCAAATACACCAATTAATCTTTCAAATGTAAAAAAAGATTTAGTTGTTAAACCATACGTACTTCCAGATTATGATTTTAACAACAAACCTTTCCCCGTTTATAGAAAAAATAGCTCTAAAATATATCTTCCTAAATTCTATGGAATAGAGAAATATGGACCACCCAATTCTACTAATGAAAGAATAGGAGAAGATATATCTTTGGAATTTAAAGGAGATTTAAAAGAACTACAAAAATCAGTTGTTAATAAAATTCATAATATTATAGAAACTAAAGATTCAACAGTATTATCCCTTGGCACAGGTTATGGAAAATGTTTGGCCAAAGACACAGGTATTATTATGTTTGACGGATCCATTAAAAAAGTTCAAAATATTCAAATAGGAGACATAATTATGGGAGATGATAACACACCTAGAAACATACTAACGTTAAACAAAGGAAACGAAGAAATGTTTGAAATTAAACCAGAGAAAGGAGAAAGTTATACAGTTAATAAAAGTCATATATTATCTCTTAAATTTAATAATAAAGTTGTAGATATACCCATACAAGATTATCTAAACAAACCAACAAACGTTAGAAATAGTTTTAAAGGATATAGAGTTCAACTAGAATTTAATGAAAAACAAGTAAAAATAGACCCTTATATAGTAGGGTCATGGCTAATAGTACCAGACATTTATAAAATTAATTCTAAACAAATAAGACTTAAATTACTAGCTGGGTTAATAGATTCAATTGGGGTGTTAAATAACGGACCGAACAATAACGGACAGTTCACAATAAATCAAAAAAATTATACATTATCGGAAAACATTAAATTTTTATGTCGTTCTCTTGGTTTTGAATGTTATGTAACCAAATTAGGGGCTTATTATAGATTAATATTTTATGGAGCAGATTTACACACAATTCCTTGTGTACTTGAAAAAAATAAAGTTAAATTTTATACAAATTCAACTGATTTAAGTTATAGTTTTGAGGTTATACCAAAAGGATTAGGTGATTATTATGGTTTTGAAATTGACGGAAATAGAAGGTTTGTTTTAGAATCGTTTGATGTTACACACAATACGGTTATTGCACTATATCTAGTATCACTTATAAAAAAGAAAACTATAATCATAGTACACAAAGAGTTTTTACTAAATCAGTGGATTGAAAGAATAAAACAATTTTTACCTACAGCCAGAATTGGAATTATACAACAAAATAAAGTAGATATTGAAAACAAAGATATTGTAATAGCCATGCTTCAATCCATTTCAGTAAGAAAAGTAAGCTACCCCAAAGAAACTTTTGATTCGTTTCATTTCTCTGTGATAGATGAATGCTTTAAACATAATCAATTAATTGTTACAAATATGGGCCTCATCAAAATAGGAGTGTTGTTTAAAATGTGGGTTAAAAAGGAAAAATCACAGTTATTAAAAGCACAAATATTTTACCCTAAAATTTTATCATATAATATTAACAAAAATATTTTCGAATATAAAAAAATAAAATATGCTTGGGAAAAGGATCAATTCTTTCTAATAAAAATTAATCACGATTGGGGGTGTTTCGAATGTACACATGATCATCTAATCTATACACCAAATGGATACGTTAAAGCAAAAAATCTTAAAATTGGCGACCTTATTCAATGCTGCGACCTTCCATTAAACATAATGACCTCCCCTGTACCGCTTTGCGGCCGCTCCGAAGGAGTACTTTGCGGCCTCCCAGAAGAGGTACCATTACTAACAGAAGCTGTTAAAGTTATTTCAATCGAAAACGTATTTAATCAAGGGGTAGGTTATAATGGGAAAGTGTACGACATAGAAGTAGAAAATAATCATAATTTTGTACTAGCTACAGGACCTATAGTCCATAATTGTCATCGTATTTGTTCTAAAACTTTTAGTAAAGCACTATTTCAAATAGCAACAAAAAAAAGTTTAGGTCTTTCTGCAACACCAGACAGAAAAGATGGACTATCGAAAGTTCTAAACTGGTTTATTGGAGATATAACAGAAATAAAATCTACCACCGAAGAACTAAAACCAGAAATTAAAACAGTAATAGCAGAATACGAAACAATACCCATACCAACCTATAACACTATGGGAAAAATAAACCTTCCTAATTTAGTCACACAAATAAGCATAGACCCCAAAAGAAATCAACAAATACTAAACGAAATTATTATATGCAATCAAGATAATAGACGTATCCTAATACTATCAGAAAGAAGACGGCAATGTAGTGATTTACTAGATCTTCTCCCCTCGGGGATTTCTGGAGGCCTATATGTTGGTGGGATGAAGAACGAAGATTTGGAAATTAGTAATACTAAAGACGTAATTTTGGCTACTTATTCTATGGCTCATGAAGGTTATGATAATAGTAGATTAGATACATTAATTATGGCTACGGGTCGTTCGTCTATTATTCAAGCTTGTGGTAGAATATTAAGAAGAAAGAATGATAACATTCCTTTGATAATAGATTTTCAGGATGAGATTGATGGACTTTTAGGACAGGCTAAAAAAAGAGAACAATATTACCGTAAAAAGAAATACGTTTTCTTGAACCCTAAAAAAACTAATAAATTACAATCGTTAGAAACAACAGTAGAACAAATGTTCTTGGAAGATTAATTACTTTAATTACTTTATTACTTTTAAAAAAAAATATTGACAATCATTAGATATGGTACAGTTAAGACCACCAATTTGTGATAATTCAGGTGATTATCTATTATGTTTACAATCAATACAAAAATTTCATGAATCAAGGTCACAAATGATTTATGCAGAAGAAATGCAGAATAAAATAAATAAAAAGATAGAATCTTTACAAAATTGGATAGATAAAGATTTAATTAAGCCAATTTTTAATACTAGCTGGAATTCTATGAAAGGTACAATATATAGTGATGATACAGGATGGGAAAAAATAATAAAATTAAGTAAACTCAAAAAAGACATAAATACCAAAAAAGAAGAGATATTAAATATGGACACTACTGATCTTTATGAAAACGATATTAAATTTGAAGATATGATAAAAATATTAAGTAACGACAAAATAGCAAATAAAGTAATAAAGTCTATTAGTCCTAACTTGAATGTAAGCTTGATAGATATAGCCAATGCTGTATCCAATACTAAAAAAGGTTTAAAATTTGGAATGGAACCTGTTGTTTTAAGACGAACAAATAACAAATCTTCTCCCGACTATGGAACTGCTAGTAATTTACTTACAGACACTAAAGCCGTTAAAAAAGCAGTAGCCGAAACAATTATTAATTATATAATTGATGAAGCTGGAATGATTAAATTAAAAAATAAACAATATACATTAGATCTAGAGAATTTGGATAATAATCTAACTACATTAGGAGTTATTTATAATAACCAAAAAACAAGTATGAGTGAACAAAAAGAATTATTAGAAAATTTAAAAGAAAGGAATATTTTGAATCTATCTAATCAAATAAAGGAAAAAAATCTTTGGAGACATGTTTTAACATCTGATACTATAGCCCAAATAATTGATTTATCTAATTTAAATACAATATATTTGAACGAAATGAATGAGCTTGAAGCTTTAGATCCGACTGAATCAAATCTTAATAAATTAATTACTCTTTTTTCAAATGACGAATCTACTGCATACAATGATAAATATAGACTTATGGAAATAGATAAAATAAAAGAAAAAATTAAAAAATTAGAAAAACAAAGATCAGAATGGGGAAAATATCACGGTTTTGTAAATACTGTTGTTGGAAACCTATTGTCAGAAAATGAAGATATTGTAAAAAAAGGCCTAAAAGAACTAGCAACAGATATTAGACCACCAACTGATGATATAGAAGATGCTAAAGTTAGATCTAAAAAAGACAACGACATAGATAAATTAAAGTTTGTGATGGCAGATGTAGAAAAAGCATTTAAGGAAGGGTCAATTTCAGAAACACAAAGAGATAAACTTATTGATGATGCCACTAATGAAATAATAGGTGTAGGAGGAAGTGTAAACGATTTAGGTATTTTTGATGAACTAGTAAAGAGTAATAAAAAAGACGTCCAATCAAACGGCCAATCAAGTGGTCAATCAAGCGGAAAACCAATAGACCAATTATTAAATTTTATTAATAGAGGAATTATGATTCAGTATAATAATGATAATAATTCAAAGGATCAAAAACAATCATATTTTAATTATAAAATTTTAGATTTATTAAAAAGTATTCACGGAGATAAAATAATGTTTTATAAATATTCACCTGCTTTTATTGCTAAAAATCAAAAAGATAGAAATACTAAACAGTATAACGAAATGATAAAATCTTATACATCATTAGATCTAATAAAGTTAAATAATAATAATAGTTTGTACTATAAAAGAGATTTTATAAAAGAAGTATTCCCTTATTTTTTAAAAAATGATAGTAAGTTTTTTATTGGTTATTTGGTTTTATCAGGTACGCAGAAGCAAATATACGCACACGCAAATGCCTTGATTATTGATAAGGAAAGAGAATTATTTATTAGGTTTGAAGTGAATAACGACAATGATAAAAATAATATTGATGCAGATATGGAAGCGTTTGTAAAAGAATTAAACGATAAAAATAGTACAAAATATACATATTATCGTTATATGAATATTACTCTATCAGATGACTTGCAAACAGATTTACCCAATTATAAAAGTAGCAATAGTGTAATAAAAAATATTCTGAATGAAAAGATTCTGCGTAAAAAGAATGACGTTAATGTTAATGATAGAAATCTTCCGTTTGATACAAATGGAATTTGTGGTATAATAGCAGCTTATTTTATTTATATATATTTGTGGATTGATTCTCAATTTCCCAAGAAAAAAGATATTTTTAAAGATGTAACAAATTATATTAATGTAAATAATAGTAACAAAAATGATCTAGCTGGAGATGTTTACGAACTTGTAGATGAAAGTAAAAAACATTACTTTGCGAATGAAGCTACAATAAAAAAAAATTTAATAAAAGACTCTAATGGTGGCATAGTAGAAGATAAATATGATGATATAGTATATGACACAATTGAAAAAGAAGAAGAGAAGAAGCAGGGTTGGTTTAAGAGGATAATGAATAAAAAGCCCGCTGACCTTGACCTTGACCTTTACCCTGCTAGTTTAAAGAGGTTAATTGATAATAATCCAAAATTAAAAGATAGAACGAGATTTGATAATTCAAGTACTAAAGATACAGATGCTATAAATATATATAAAGGTTTAAATAATATATTAGTTGATTTACAAGAAGGTAAAAAAATAGTAAATTTAAATAATAACATTGGAATATATAAATCTCAAAACGATGGTTTATATAATTTTTATACAAAATATAATTTGGATAAAGAAGATAAAGTTGCTAAAAATTTTATACTTGAACAATATAATAATTTCTATGATGATGATGATGATGTTATTAAATTAACAGACAAAGACTTAATAGACCAACCTTTCGTAGATTCCGAAATTGATTTAATAGATCAAAATTTTAAAATGATTAAAGAAATAAAATAAAGGAAGAATTAAAGGAAGAAATAAAAATAAAGGAAGAATTAAAGGAAGAAATAAATAATGAAGAAAATGTCAGTACAGGTAAATTACCATCAAGATCTAAATTACCATCAATACCTAAATTCCCATTTAAATCACCATTTAGAAAATCTCCCCCAAAAGACGATTCCCAAACAGACGATATTGATTCAGAATCAGACGATCGCGAAGCGATTTCGCAAAGCGATCCTGTAAAAACTTCATTACTTGCTTTAGAAAAGAAAATAAAATCAACCCAAGACCAAAAAGAATTAAATAAATATCGACAGAACCTTTTAGGAATCGAATTTACGAATAATAATAACAAAAAAAATCATTTTATAAAGAACAAACAAATAATTGGCGATTTAAGTAATTTAATAACAACAAAAATGAACAACCCTTCCCAACAAAACTTTGGAAAAAGGAGAAGTAAAAGAAGAAAAGGTAGAAGAAGTCATAAAAGAAGAATAAGTGTAAAGAAACGAAGAAGTAATAAAAGTTTAAAGAAAAGAAGAAGTAAAAGAAGAAAAGGTAGAAGTGTAAAGAAAAGTGTAAAGAAAAGTGTAAAGAAA